TATCCTCTTGGCTAAACATTACCGTGCAGATGGTAGTTGCATGTGTGATGATCCGCTCAACCATGATATGACTGCGTGGGGATATACGTGGGATACTAAAACCAACATGTGGACAGGAGAATAACATGCCACTCGATGCAACCTGGGATAACGTCAGCCCTATCCCACCCGAACACGATCCGTTCGCTGAACACAATGCCAAACCATCGTCCATCATGTTCCCAGTAGGTGAACGCAGAGTAGGATGGCAAACGCGTGCTGGTGGATACCAACGTATCAACACACATAAGGCCATCATCCGTGTTCCAGATGTGGATGATACAATGACACTCAATGAGGAGAGTGTGCATGTGCTGGGTGTGGTGGGCACTGGCTATCAACTCATCCACAACAAGGAACTGTTTGGGCGTGTGGAGCAAACCATGCGCAAGGTAATGCCTGCACATACCTTGGATGGAGTTCAAATTAAGGACAGGGTGTCAGGATATGGACGTATGTGCTACCGCGAATACATCTTCCCCAACATCAAGTGCAACCTGGGACGTGATGCAAAGTCAGACATTGCGTTCCGAACCATCGTGCAGAATGGCTATGGCGGTTCCGCACTACGCATCCACAGTGGAGCAATCGATTTCTTCTGCACCAATGGCATCATCAGTGGTGAACACCAGTCAACATACAACAAGCACACGAGTGGCCTCGTGATCACAGGCGTGGATCGTATCATCGAACGTGCACTGGAGACGTTCGCGAATAACCAAACCAAGTGGGCAAAGTGGACGCAAACACCTGTGAAACATGCAGCTGCGATGGATTTGTTCAAGGAATTGGCCGCGAGTGACAAACTATGCGAGAACCTGGGCATGCAATACCTGCGTGAACAGGAAGAACGTGGACCGAACTTGTGGTCGGTGTATAGTGCAATGACATACTACGCATCACATGCGGAGGGTGAGTTCAAGTTGCGTGCTACAACTGAAGCACAGGATAGTGTTGCCGCGACTATGCTAAAGCGTGAACTCAATGTGGCGCGTTGGGTTGAGACACCAGCGTGGAGACGACTAGAGTTGGCGTAGACTTGACACAAGCACATGGTTGTGCTATACTATAGGTATAATGAAGAAAGGAAAGGACAAGTGAATATCTACATATCCACTTCACTGCGTAGCCAGATGAAGGAGTATGGTGATACGATCAACTGGTCAAAGGTTGCAGCAGATGCATTCGTATCCGCAATGCAACAGGAGAAGGATCGTATCGATCAACGCCATGCACGTAGGCGTCTAACACAACGAGCATATTCATGGATCAACGAAGGGACCTAGCAGATGCTATCGTCAGACAAGAACAAACTCGTGGACAAAGTGAATACCGCCTTTGCCAGTATCGGCAAGGGCAATGGCACCAAGATGCCACCATCCACCAACAACGCAGACAGCTATGCGTATGACCTATGGGTATCACACCAACTCGTGTCACTTGCAAACAAACGAAAGGAGTTAGCTGAGAAGGCATGTATCAAAGCCGGTATCATGCTGGATAAAGAGAAGGACCCACGTCCTGAAGGCACGAAGGAAGTGCTGTTCAGTGGCGATAACGTAGCCATTAGCTTGAATGTGAGTGGTGCGGCTACTCGTATCAACACTGAGAAGCTGCTTGCTTATCTGGTTGAGCATGGTGTGCCAAACAAGACACTGGACGAAGCCATTGCAAGTGCATCGTCTAAGTCCCGTCCTGCTCACGTGTTCTCTACCTACCTACTGACCAACGATTGACGTAGGCCAAGCATAAGTGCACCATGTCCTCACAAGGGCATGGTGCTGCTTGTGTTAAGGAGTAACAACGTGGGTAAGGTAATACACATGAGTGAACGCAAACCAATACCGCCTAAGTCACAGACATTCGAGCACGGTGGACAGAAGTATACGTGCACGTTCGATCCACGTGCGCCTAAGTCTGAGCAATGGGTGTGGACAGTAAACTATAAGCGCACATACCCATACATGGGCTCGGCTCCTACACTGGAGAGTGCCAGTGTCAAGGCACGCAAGCAAATCCATGCGCTGAACAAGCACATCATCGCAATGGAGGAGAACGAATGAGTATATCTCCTGTAGTAATCGAACAACTTAGGCAAGCCATCAAGGAATTGGAGCCTCCATTCTTGGCCTTGCCAGAGGCAGGAGGAAACCCTGTGATCCTTGCTTATCGGCGAGGTGCACGTGACGCATACCAACGTGTGCTAGACACATTGCTGGAAGAACAAGATGAATGATACACCAACCGAACGTGCTGCTATCAATCAGCTATCAGTTGATGAACTTGATGCCATGCTCGCAGCTATACGTGAGCGGCGACTGGCACGTGTGCAGAAGCTAGAAGCTATAGCCAAGGTCAAGGCTGACGACGCTCGCCTCGTTGATTGGTTGTCGTATGAGAAAGCATACAAGGTAGCTAAGCGTGCACTCGATAAGCTGGAAGTAGAAGAAGCCAAGGTGGAGAAGCTGATCCACAAGGTTCGACTGAAGGTGTTCGAGTTACAAGCATAGGAACAAGCACATGACAATAGAAACAGACAAGGCATGGGATGCACTTGTGAAATCTTGTATAGAGTGGGCCAATCACATGGATCAATGGGAGAAGTTCAAGTTCAACACAGAGTTCGGAACCGTCTATGTTTCCATTATGTTGGAGACAGAATATCCAGACAGTTTCGATCTTATAAATAAATAGAAGGCCAAGCACATGGAACTGAACAAGACAAGCACACTCGTAGTCAAGAAGTGGATAGAAGATAAGCGTATCGCATTGGTCAACGAGATGACTGCGATCAAGGCACGCATTGATGTGTATACACAGATGCTCAAGGAGTTGGAGCAACAGCAACCAGTTGTTGTGTCCGTGAAACGTCCAAACAAAAGAGGACGACCAGCAACCAGTAAGACAGACAACGCGATTGCTCTTGCACTAGAAGCTGCGGGTAGTAAAGGTCTTACAGCCAGAGAACTAGCAGAGGTTGCACATCTACCAATCGGCACAGCAGGCAGCCGTCTTACACATTGGAACAAAGCAGGTAAGGTGAAACACATAACACCTAAGTACTTCATCGTGCATAGCACACAGGAGGATAACAACGTGGAACAAGGAGGTATGCAATGAGCATCAAGGCACGTGATGTGCGAACGAACATCGCAGCCAATGGCTTCGAGCGTGGCGTTGTCATCACGCTTGAGTCTATATGCGAAGACCTCAGTGCATTGCGAACCAACATGCAGGATGCTGCTGAGTTGATCGTTGGTATCAGTGAACAGACAGAACGCTTCCTAATCATCGGTAATGGCATACAAGCCAAGCTGGATATGTTGGAGAGGAATGTACGGGATGATGAACCACAAGGCTAGCTTCCGTATGGCAACTGCCGATGATGTGCATCTGGAGACGTATGATCACACCAAGTTGAGCGCGGTCAACACATGTCCCACGTATGGGATACTCAGGTATCAATTGCATAAGCAGATGCCGTCCGAAGGCAGAGCCATGGCACTGGAGGCTGGCAGCGCAATGCATGAATGCTTCTCGTTCATCCGGCTGGTGTCGTTGATGCAACAGCATGATGCCAGACCTGCATTCCAGGATGCGTTATGGGACCACCAGATGATGCGCCTGTTTGGTGCGGAGCGTATGGTATATATCAACAATGCACTGGAGATGTGTATCGATAAGATAGACGTGGCCAAGACAGGTGGTCTGGCTGTGTTGGAGACATCTGGGTTCTACGATGATCCACGTGATAAGCGACGCACGCTGAGCAACCTGGAGGAATGCCTGTATGCGTATGTCAATCGATGGCGGTGGGATCATCCCGTGTGGATGCGTGATGTAGACAACCCGCTATCGGATGTGGGTATCGAGATACCGTTCGATCTTGTGGTAGATATCAGTGGCCTGCCTATCATACCGAAAGCACACATGGAGTTCCGCTTAACGGGTCGGATCGATGGCATCCATTACAACACACGCAATGAGTTGAGTATCCATGACAACAAGACAGCAAGCAGGCTAGGTGATGCGTGGTCTAACTCATTCCTGCTCAGTCATCAGATCACGGGCTACTGTATTGCTGCTGCTACGTTCATCCAGGAACCTGTCAACAAGGCAGAGGTACTTGGCTTGGCTATCCCTCTACCTCGCACTTATGACCTTGGTGGTTATGTGCGCGAGGTGGTTCCACGATACGACTACCACTATGCCAGATGGATAGACTGGTTAGTGCATACCATCCAGTTGACCAGACAGTATGCTGGTAATCCATTCGATGCACCGAAGTATACACACAGTTGCAATCGCTACTTCCGGCCATGCTCAATGATCCCATTCTGCGATGCGGATGACGAGGAACAACATCGTATCGTGAATGATATGGTGGACAATGAATGGTCGCCACTGAACAAACCAATCCTGGATGGGATTGGCAACGAGTGACCACATGTTGTGTGTAGTTGACTAATCGCGATACCACATGTTGTGGTATTGACACATGCAAAACAGGAGCCGAACATGGATGAAGTCGTAATTGCAAGAACACTCAAAGCATTGGCTGTGTTAGCTGAGAAGATCAGTGACGTTGATACGAAGGAGGCATTGATACTCGTCTGTGCCGTGTTGATCGAACACAATAAATCCATCCAGGAGTTGGTTGAGGCAGGAGATGATTACTAATGGATGATGAACCGCCATTGATGGGTGGAGGCATACCGATAACGTCTCCACGTGTGGACAACGTGCAACTACAGATGCTGCTATGGGGTGATAGTGGTAGTGGTAAGACAACGCTCGCCGCGACCGCACCTGGAGTCAAGCTGTTCCTCATGCTGGACCCCGGTGGTGAACTATCACTGGCTGATCGTAATGATATAGCTGTGCTCAATCTGGCAAGTGAGTCACCGATCAGGTTGATCACTCAACTTGGTTTGCCTGATCCGTATGGTATTGGTAAGATACTGCTTGCCCGTCCCGACATCGAGACCGTGGTGGTTGATAGCATGACCACGCTTGCGTATGCGGCATTGCAGAACAGCGTGATATTCAACAAGTCAACGATCGAACGGCCGGGTATGCATGGATACACGTTTCGCAATGCCAGTGTGCTGCGTGCGACCATTGCAATCATGCGGATATGTGCGGAACACAAACGCCACCTGATCCTCATCACGCATGAGGGTGCGGCGGATCGTAATAGCGAGGGTGTGCCTATCAGTGTGACCATGGCACTGAGCGAGGGCACAGCTAACCAAGTTGGTCTGCGCTTCAATGAGGTGTGGAACCTAAGTGATACAGGCACGGAACGTCGTATCGCCATACGTCCGTGCCGATTGCGTAAGCCTATGAAGTCTCGCTTGTTTGTATCCGACAAGCCTGAGTTTGTATGGCACTATGATGCTGATACACAACAAGGCGAAGGCATAGCCGAGTGGTATCACGCATGGCAAGCTGGTGGTGGGAAGAAGCTAGCGTTGCCTGTCGCAACCCCAAGTAGAGGAGTAATAAAAAAGTAAGGCCATCATGCCAAGCACGATGACCTTAATAGTTGCACAAGTGTGAACAAGACAAACCACATGCATCCCACAGGTGGAAGTCTTCTCCACATATAATCCACATCCATATGAGGATCAACCCCCATGTCAGAATCTATCCTGAGTTTCAGCAACGACATCACCAACGCACCACCGCCTCCGCTTCTACCCGTAGGTCCATACCCTGCGGAAATCATCGGTGCGATTAAGAAGCAAGGCAATGCTGGTGAGTTCGCACAGATCACGTTCCGTATCAATGCGGAGTCCTATCCTGCCGACTTCCAGGATGGTGATCCTGATGGTATCATTCTTCAGTACAACTTCCTGAAGACTGCTGACACTCCCACCAACATGCATCGCTGGCGTGTATTCCTTGAGAAAATCGGTGGTCCGCTCGGTCGG